TAATAATGCCTCAATATCACCATCTAAAAGATCTTCAGGTCTTATGTCTGTCTCATATAATTTATTTCTTAACAGAGGTAAAACAATAGATTCTTTTATTGTTTTATTTGGATTCATATTTAAAAGTGTGTTTTCATCCGCTGCGGTTAAATAACCTACTTTCACACTTTTCTTTTTAGACGTATAATATTTACCACCCGATGGTAATGACACAACATCGTGAGGTAAATTAAAGTCCATTTGACCATATTGTTTTGAGTCGTTTTCCATAATTGTTTTTTTACTTTAAATATAATATTCATTTACTTTTTAGTAAATAAAAAAACCTATACAGATTACTCCATATAGGTTTAATATAATAAATGAATTTAATTCTTAGTATACCAAGATACATCTATCCATACGAAGAGATGCTGTAATGTCAGCTAAAGCGTCTTGTGAATAAGATAATGAACCAAAGTTAACATCTGTCATAAATGTACCCTCTAAAATCCATTTTTCCACAACAACTCCTGTTGGGTCTAACATTTCTAAATCAACATTCTTTTTATAACCAGCAGCATAACCCATACGACCTGTAACCGATTCCGCACATAAACGTACCCACTCCATTAATGCTTGAGCCGCAGAAGGACCAATAGGGTCTCTAAATTTAACTGAGATTGGATCCCAATTAAAACGTCCAGCAACAAACGTAGATGTATTTAAGAATTGTATTTCGGTTGAACCAATTTTTATTGATGGTCTTGAAGCACTTTCCACGAACCACTCATTTATTCCTAGTGAACTAGGAAACCTAAGTATGAATCTATTCTGGCGTTTCGGTTCATACGGAACTGGCATTTTCATCAGTAAATCAGCCATAATTTTTTGTTTTAGTTTTTAGTTTATTTTTATTATAAATATACCCTAAACAAAAAATTTCTATTTACTTTTACTTTTTTTTACATAAAATACATCTAGTACTAGATATTATTAATTAATATTTTCTTTTTATTCCTTCTGATGTAAGATATGTTTGTAGAATATCTTCATTTTTATTTCTAAAATGGTTTTTCATAGTTTCTACATTTTTAACATCATCATCTGAAAAGCCTATGAATGGAGTAAAGTAATTACTTATTTTGTTTTTCATAAATGCTTTCTTTTGCAGTTTATGAGATGTTTTTTTAACGTATTTAATAAATTGCTCCATAGCTTTGATTTTACCTACTTCAGGATTTGCTTCGGAACTAACTCCATATGAAACGGGATGAAAACGACACAAATCTAAATAACTCTTTATTAATTTGTCTTTAGATAATTTTTCTTCGTCCGCTAAATCACGATACCTTAAAAGATTTTTCACTAACTTATTTGAATCAATTCCGAATTTGTTTGATTTAATGAGTTTGTAAACTGCCATCTTAAGGACTGACGGTGTGTGACCTCTAGCGGTAATAATAGAAAATATTGAACCACTATTAATCGCTTCTACAAAATCTGGCCAAGCCGGTCCTACTTCAGATATCATACAATCAATTAAAAATTGACTATCGTATTTAACTCCGAACTCAACATAACCATCTTTTGTTGTACCAACTATTGTATGTCCTTTATATTTGAAAAGTTTTTTACCAACAAGTTCTCTATATTTGGCAAAATCTTTTGTTGTCATACCAACAACATTACCATTATCGTCTTTTAAACGAATAAAAGTTGGCATATACATTAAATTGTCGTCCCAATCAAACGCATAATATTTCATTGCCGTTGTTGGATTTTCTCTTGATACTTGATTATTAATCATAACTTTTTTACATTTATATGGTACAAAGATAATAAAAAAAGGGAGAACTTGTCTCCCTTTTTTTATTTTTTTTCATTTTGACCATTAAATGTCCTCAAATGATGCTCCTGTTGGTGTAATATAGAAGGTAATATCTATAAATTCTAAGGATCTTGTAGGTTTGATGTATATCTTACCTGTCATTTGATTTCTATCTAAATCAGCCACATCTGAAGAAACTGTTACTCGGAAATCATATAAACCTCTATCTCTTCTGATAGCATCTAATATTGGATTTACTGAGTTCAAGAAATCTTGTCTTACTTGTTCGTCATTTTGATCAAACAATAATCTTACCGATACCGCTGAAATTAATTTACGAGCTTGTAATAACAATCTTCTTACGTTGATTCTATCAAGAGCCGACTCTCTAACCTGTAAAGTTTTGTTACCCCAAATTACAGTACCAACATCAGAGAAGGTTGCGATTGGGTTAATTCTTCCTTGGTATAAAGTATCTCTATCTTCTTGAGTTAACTTCTTACGTGCTTTGATTGAGTTAACAATACCTCTTGTGTAACCTGCCGCTGCGAACCATGGGAAAGCAATGTTATCAGTTAATGCCAAGTTTCTTGTTACCTCAGCCGTTGCCGGAATGTAGATTTGTGTATTATTTACACTATCACGAGTTAATACCCAAGGATAGTAAGTGGCGGTATAGTTAGAGTCAATTCCTGTTTGTTCTAAATTGTCAACCGCTTCTTGTGGGTAAATCATACCATCTACACCAGTTGTTGTTGGTAAGAACAAGTTATAGTCAGGTGTTGTTGTTATGTACAATGAATCCGCTCTATCGTTTTCAATCATATCAATTGTTGCCTCAACTAAGTCACTATTATTAACATAATCAATACCAGGGGAAACAAATACGTTGATATTAACTGCTTCAGGATTAGCAAATGTTTGAATACCTAACAAGTATGCGTAGTAGTCAGTATTAGCAAAATCTTGAGTACCGTCCCCAACTGCGATTTGTTTGAATGCTCCCCAACCAACTGCGTTTGGATATCTATTGTCAGGACAAGCCCCGTTTAAGTAACCGGCTCTACCTAAGACATATCTATCACTATTGGTTCTGTGTTCTCTATAAATGTCCCAACCATCGAAACCACCTTGTACTAATAATGTGAATTTTCTTGAGTAAATTCTGTAGTAAGGGTTAGCAGGGTTATTAGGTTCACTTGAGAAATTAGCATCACCCACGTAGAATCTTGGAGTACCTGATGTAGTAAATGCGTCAGAAATTGTAATTCCCGATGCGTCTTTATCCATGTGGAAACCTCTAGATCTGTAATTCCATTCACCACCTTCAAGATCACAAGTTGATATTGGGTTTTGTTTACCAATATATTCAAAGTAATTACCATCCCAACTATTGTTATTAGAAATACCTAAGTATGTTCTTCTAACATTGTCACCAGGACTTGGGATTGGTGCTCCAAATGGTGGGTTAAATATTATTTCACCAGGGAAATCATATTTTGTTTTATATACAGGGAATGGAGAAGTAGCCGTACCATAAGTTCTAAAGTTAAATCCTTCAAATCCACAAGGTAAAGCGTCTACCGGAGCGTCTTCATTCATTTCAACCATTACGTATGTTGAGTTAAGTTGATACTCACCATCTAATGTACCTATTTTTTTAGCGATGAAATTATTCTGACTTGGGTTCATACTACAGTTTGTAAATTTCTCTACAACTACAGGATTTGTATCTGTGTCATAATAATCACGAACGAATACATCAAAAGTTCCATTTGCAAATGATATATTTCCAATAGATATTTTAATTTCGTAGTTAGCTGCGTCACCATCGGCAATAGTATAGAATTTAAATAAGTTATAAACTTTAGTACCTCTAAGTTCAGATACTACCCAAGGAGAACTTGGAGTTTGATATCTATCCAAATACCATCCAATTGAATCTGATGCGTTACTTTGAGCCGAATTTAAATCAACAAGAGCCGGACTTAAACCTCTAATGAAACCTTTTCTCCATCCATAATTTAATAACGCTTGGAATCTTTCTTCAACAAATAAAGGAACAACATTTCTAGGTTTACCAAAATTGTCTGTACCAAATACTTTAGTTAAGTATTCGGCATCTGATGTTGAGAATGATGCTTCAAAATTAAAGTTAACACCGTCATCGTTTGTTACATTTATTCCAAATGGTAAGTATGGGTTTTGTAATACTCCAGCATACTGACCTGTCATATCTAATGAAACGTTATTCAAATTAGTTACTTCATAAACAGGATTGTTTCCGTTTGCATAAGTTGATATACCTCTTGATCTAAATGTTGCTACAACCATATCATCATAATTTGTATATGATGTACCGGTGTAATAATAGATAACCCCCATTACAGAACCTGAATAACATTCAACAGGAACCGGTGCGGTAGTTGTTGTAGTTGTTGTTGGAACCGGAGTAACACAAGGATTAGTTGTTGTGGATGTTGTAGTAGGTGCTGTAGTTGTTGTTGTAATTGGGGTGATGTTTGTAATACCTGTTACAATTGACCAGAATGAAAAACCTGAATAGTTTCCACCACCATTATTATCAAATAATGCGTAATACCACGATGTGTTTGATCCGTCACATAAATTGTTTTGATCAAAAGGTACTGCATTAACACCAAACACATTTGTTGCTGCGGTATAAGTACCATTTACAGTTAATGCACTATAGTCATTACCATCAACACTACCAAAATAACTAATGTTGGTGTCTTCAGCAATTAAAGGATTAGAACTTGTCATCACATCAAAGATTAAATCTCTAATGTTACTATCCAATGTTGATGTACCTCCTTGTGGTGTTTCATAACTAACATCAAGTAAATCTAAAATTTCAGCCGGGAAATTAGTTAAGTATTCAATACTTGTTGTTGAATTAGTACAACCTGAGAAATCAACAACAAATGGTAATTCTAAGGGAGTAACACATACAGGATCACAGTTTACCGTAACCGAACTAAAACAATTGACACCAATTGTTGAACAATCAACGTTTGCTTTAGTTACGATTGACCAAGATGGCCCTGCGTCATAACCTGAAAGTCCTAATATTCTTGTTACGAATAATTGATTAGATTGTTGTAAATAAGATTTTGCGATATACGCAGCCTCATATTTTGGGATTTGTGTATTCACAAATTTTTCAGGTGAAGTTCCACCAAAATAGGTTTGGAACTCATCATAATTTCTGATGAAGATTGGTTCAAATGCGGGACCCTTTAAGGTCTCCCCAGCGATACCTAAAGTTGTAACACCAACACTCTGTGCCACAAAACTTAAATCTACTTCAGAAGTATAGACGCCTGGTGATACAAATACTTTACTATTAGCCATTGTCTTTTTTTTGTTTTATTGTTTTATTTTCTATATAAATATTAGTTTTTTTTGTAAAAACTTTACTTCTTCCAAACTATTTATATTTTGGTAAGATTTTATTCTGCCTTTTTTCTACCTATGGATAAAGATACTAAGAAGATAAAAAATTTGAAGATTTCTATTGAGGTTCACGAAACCCTAAAAAAGTATTGTGATAAGCGTGGGATCAAAATGTATAGGTTTTTGGAAAACCTGATAATGGAAAAATGTAAAGAAAAAAGGGATATCTACGGAGAAGATTAATTACAATAATTCTTGATTGAAAATTAAGAATGATGTATCGTTAGGGAATTGTTTGTAAATAACAATTTTTAATGTGTCCCCACTATTAATTTGTATTTCTCTAACATCGTTCCCATAGAATAAAGAATTTATGTATACATAATAACCTGATGGTGGTATACCATTTGATACATTATCACTATCAACAAATTTTAAATTAACATTATAATCATAAACTTCGGTTACCTCATTAGCCGTAACCCCTGTTGCGAAATCATATCTTTTTACTGAAGGTGGATTTGGTTCTTCTTTTTTTTGTCTTTTCTTTATTGTTTTAGTTTCTGTCTCAAAAATTTGGAAAACCCTTGTAATTGCTGGAGTTATTTCAAACTCGTCCTCATCAATTAGGAAACCCATTAATGTAAATGTATATTTTTGAATATAGAATTTTCTTTTCTCAAGATCTAAAACTGATTCATCCGTAACATCATTCATTATGATTGGAATGTAATGTCCTTTTATAACTTGATACGCTTGTCTTGAAGCAAACTTCTCAAGAACAATTTGATTAAACTTATTAAGTTCTCTCATTCTATTACATAAGATTGCCACAGTATATGTTATGTCAACAGGAACTGGCTGAGGTATTTTGTAAATATCCATACCATGTCTTTGACCATCCCACGTTGGTACTTTAGCATAATAATATTGCCTTCTATTTGGTATATTCCATCTTAAAGCCGGATTTGTTCCGTATTTAACTTCGGGAGTTCTAATCGTTGTTATAAATGGTGGTTCAGCATTTTTATCAATATTTTGGAAATCCCATGTTTCCACAAACTGTGACCAGTTTTGTGTGGTGATCATAATATCAACAGTTGGTATAACAGATCCCTCAACAACACATCTTAATTCATCCTTAACAAAATCTAAAAAACCACGATCCAAATCCGCATGCAATAAAGATTTTGGAAGGTAAGTTCCATCATCCGAAATCATATCCGCAATCTCATGTCTCCTTGGGGTTAAGATTTTTTTCTCAATGAGAGGAATAGTTTTTTTTATTTGTTTAGGAAATCCCATAATTAATTAACTAAATAGATTTTATCTTCTAAATTTATCATTTGTACTTCGTTCGCAGTAAAAATTGGTTCTCTTGTTTTTTTAATGACAAACGTTTCATCAAAATAAGGGTTATATTTTATAACAGTATTACTTTCAGGAATTGGAATGTCATCACAAGGGAATTCACAATAATCAAGTAGTGTTCCCGTTACATAAGCATGAACATTTTTTTGTTTAACCGATCTTACTTTTTCTTTACCCTTTTCCCCCACTAAAAACTTAACATTCTTCAATCTAACATAATCCGCTTTTAATACAACAATACCACCAAAGGTAACCGAGAACATATGTCTTGTTATATCATAATAAACTTTAACGTATTTATTGATCAATAATTTTGGATCGTCTTTTATTGAATAAATTAATTCTTTACTTTGTGATTCATTTAAAATTAGTTTCATAATCCTCTA